GGTTCAGCAACACCGGACAACGTATTCAGCAAACGAAATCCGTAATCCACGGAACTTTCTGCAAGCACAGCAGGACTCTCGGGTGCCCTACGCACATCGACTTGTGAAAGCATTTCTTCTTCCACTTCTCTATCTATCTCAGCTAACTCTTCCTTTGTCAAAGTAGGTTCTTTCTCTTCATATACAGGAACCTCTACCTCTACACCAAATAGCCCAGCAGTACTACTTGGAGGTGCCGGACGGTATTTCTTCTCAGCTTTCTTTTGTTGGATTTTTATTCTTCTAATCTTTTGAGCTCGTCTATCATATTGCTCTATAGCTTCTTGAGTTGTTAGCTGTGTAGGCTTACGTTGTCGCTCAAACAATGCAGATGTAATCATTTCCATGTCTGTTGCTTTACGTACCTGTCCTGTCTCAGGGTCTTTGATTAACCCCTTTACAGGATCAACAATGTCGCTCACTTGAAATGTTGTAGGCATTGTTTCAACAAACTCGCCTGTACCATATCGAGTTCTTCGAGTCTTTGCTGCCAGTTTTTGTTTGCCACGTTCAAATGCTTCTTGTGGATCTACACCTTGCTTTTCATATTCCGAAGCATAAATATATGGTACTTCTGTTCCAATACCTTCTAATGCTTCTTGTACATCAAAATACCTTTCACGTTCTTGCACGCCAGGATCATATGGAGTCTGAACTTCTAAGGCCTGTTCATCACGTAGACGCTTACGCAAATAATCTAACTCTGCAAAGTAGTCATCAGTTTTGATTTCATCACGTCTATACTTATCTTCAAGTTCGAGCAACTCTCTACGCAAACGTTCTACATTTGTTTCGGCCATTTTATTTTCCTAATGCTTTCAATGCTTCAAGATAATCTGGATTCTTTTGCCCATCAACTATTAAAGGATTGGACGCTCGTTGTAACGCCATAGCCCTACTGTTGTATGCTGCCAATGCTCTTAGCTGTTCTTCCGGTTTACCCTCAAACTGTGTTTCCAATCTTGACAATACAGTATCATATGATTGTCCATCTACATAAGACTTTCTTCCTTTATCAAATGTCTCATTGAATAATGACAATCCAAACTTCTCGGGTACACCTATGTTGCGTATGTCATTGTCAGTCTTATCTGACAACTCATATGCTTTGCGTTCTGTAGCAAAATACTTCTGTTGTGCAGGACTAAACTTGCTTGCATCAAACTTTTGTTCCGGTTCTGCTATATCTGCTGCTCGAGCTCGAACTCGTTCTGTACTGGCCAACTGTGGATTCATTGTAGAAATCCTACGCTTTTGCTGCAAAATCTCATACTGTCGTTGTAATGCAAGGTCATCGAGCAACGTTTGCTCTTCTCTTGTTACAGCCAATGGATTGTCAATCACAACTTCTTTAAGTTTGTTGTATGCGTTTATAGCCTCCGGAGAAATGTTTTCTTGTTCTTCTGCTGTAATCTCAAAGTCATTTCGTAGTGCTTCGAAAACAGGTTGTGCGGCTTGACGTAACTCTCGTCCTACTGTCGCATCTTTTGTTCCCAATAGTTCTTCATATATAGGTTCTCGTACAGGCTTACCCAATCTCCCAGGGGCAATCGGTCTTTGTATAGATCCAGCAGGTGCAACATTTCCTGTCAATGATTTATATTTTCTTTGTACTTGCTCTTCATATTTATTTGTAACATCTGTAGGAGTATATTTCTTTCCCTCTGCCAACTTACCTTGTGAAGCATTTAGACCCAAAGTTCCTGCTGGCAAATCACCATACAAATAATCTTCAACCAGTTTCAAATCGCTTTCATTTGCTTCGGGTGCATTAGTACGTAGATAATCCATGATTTGATGAGCAGTGTCTGCTTTACGATATTTAATCAATACATCACTAGTAGCATCATCTCCAAGACCATTATCTGTTCTTCTTTCTGCTGCTATGTAGTTATTCAAACCTTGTGACAAACCACCTCTCTCTACTAGTTTTGTAGCAATACCATTTTGTGTTACACTCTCTCCTTGAAAATACGCAGCAAGATTGGCTAAAGGTGTTGTAAGATTATCTTTGAATAGATTAGCAGTAAGAACACGGTCATTAGCCCAATCTCTTGAAGCTGTCATCTTTGCATCAAGGCTGGCATCAACTACTGCGCCGGCTTCTGCTGCTCTTACATCTGCCATTTGCTGTTTGTATCGTCGATCCATTTTCGCTTGCTCTGCGTCCCTCTTTTCCTTTTCCAGCTGGTATTCGTACTTTGATTTCTTCACAGCATTTCGTGTTTCTCTTGCGTGATTTTCCTTAGCTATCTTTGCATTACCCTTGATGATTCCTTGTCTAGTCTTTTCAATGTTTTTCAACATCGTATCCAACAACTTCTGATCTGTTTCCAATACTTTGATTGCGGCTTCTCGTGCTGCGGCTTCTGACTTATATGTTTCAAGTGCTTCTCGATATGCCAGTTCCATAGAACTCTTGATACGTTGTTCATTACTTTGTCGATAAGACTGAACAATCATTCTTGCTATTTCAAAAGACATCTATTCCTCCTGCTTCTTTTTTCTGCGTTGAGTCCAAAAAAACTCACTTATAGGCTCAGTTATTGGCAATAGTGCATTTGATACTGTCCGATCAATACTTTGTAATCCTCCAAAAAACTTTCTTCTTAATAAAGTAAAAAATCCTGGTCTTTCTTCTTCGGGTATATTTAGTTCTTCTGCTATTTCTAACATCCGTAGTTCTATATCAGAAGGTTCTGGAGGAACATATTCAAAACCTTGTAAAGGATTAAAAGGTGCTTCCATACCCTCAACTGCTGTAACACCATCTGCACCCAAGATTGGTTTTCTTGCGCCCTCAACTGCTTGTATTCCCAACATATTCTGAGTACCTTGACTTGTTGCTTTTGCTGATCCTCGAAGTTCAGCTATCTGTTTGCCGTACAGTTCTTTGGCCATACCATACTCTGCTGAAGCTCCTGCTGCACCTGCTGCGGCTTCTCCAATACCACCTACTAAAGATAGTGCGGCTTGACGTTCAAGAGCCTTGGCTTGACGTTGCTGGTCTTCCAAACGCGCTTTCTCTTCTGCCTGTTGCTGTGCTACATCTGCATCACGTTGGGCAACCGCTTGTGATACTTGCGCTCGAGCTGCTTGTCCTGTATCTGCTAGGGCTTGTTGTTGTTTGAATGCTGCACCTTGTCCAATGTCAGCTATGCTTTGCGCTGCACCAAACCTTGCCATAGCCTCACGCTCTGCCGCTTGTACAGGAGTCATCGCTTGACTACGATATAGTTCACGTTCTCCCTGGGTCATACCAAGAGCATTACGTGCTTGCATACGTTCAAGTTCACGTAGCCTCTTCTGTTGCTCTGCAGTCAACTTTAAGTCTTGTGCTGCACCATATTGACCTGCTGCTGATATTCCTCCTTTCAATAGTGCTTGTCCTGCACCTGCCAACATTGCTAAAGTTAATGGATCCATGCTTTGCTCCTACATGTAAAAACATTCAAGTGATACTGACCAAGATATATTCTGACACATACCTGCTGTGGATGTGTTCACCAGTCCTATATTATAGCCTTTTATTTGTGAAGGTATATTACGAAGTATAAAACCATTTGTAATCTGTGTACCGTCAATCAACACATTATGTATACTTGTCGTTGGTTGTTCTGCAACTATATGTTCAACAGCAACACCAGCAATCGTTTCACTGTTCAAAGCTGTATACAGTATGGTTTCTCCGGTTGGACTTATAGTATCATTCTTACTTTGATGAACCATATGCCATTGAAAAAAGATTGTACATGGACGTAATATATCAAACGTGATTGCTGAGTTTGGTACACGCAATCTTCGTGTATTATTACTCGTTCCCTCTGATAACCATCTTGAACAATATGATGTACGATTTGTAAATGCACCATTGTTTCGGCCAGCAAACGTACCACTTATATTCTCTGTCATATTGGTTGTCGTTGTATATCTTCCTTGCATAAGATGGTGTGTATCAATCCATGGCAAAGTAGTTTCCATATCATAACTATTCAACTTCTGTTGTTTGTTCTTCATCGCATCCAGGTTGTCTCGCACATCTTCTGCATTCAATCTTTCGGAAGTCCAAGTCTTTGGAAATAATATGCTCATTTCTCCTCCATTATCATATATGCAATATTACTCGAACCTATAGTTATTTCATGAGTATTAGCTGTAGCTGGCTGTAGTTCCCAAGCATTTGTCGCTGGAGGAGTAATAGGACTAGCATTGTAAAAGTTTTGCAGCAAACCTTTACACATTAAACGCAATCCATATATTGTATAGTTCTGATCTGCTTTATACCACCAACATCCATAAGCAGTTCGATCTCGAGGAAAATCGTATTCTGTTGTTCCAGACTTACGATGTATGTAAACATGATTTACAAAAGTAGTTGCATATGTATTTGTAGACGTTGCACCGTAGTTGTATAAAAAAGCATTTGTCAAATGGTCATCAAAATCACTTTGATTCGGTACTGTTTCCCAAGAACCTCCAGATGATAACTTCCATTCTAACCAAATCGCCCAAGCTGTTGCGTTAACATTTGAAGTCACAGGAGGATCAACAGCTCCTGTAATCTGATTCTCAAACTGCCAATACACTCGCAACATTTTACCTGCATCAAATGTCGTCGATATATCCCATGTATGTACAGCAGTTGGAGCATCAAATGGAGTTGTTGTTGCAGTATTCGCTTCCACTGTAGTAGAAGAAGTATCAGTGTCATCATCTGCTGCAATCAATATAATGCTTGATTTTCCAGATGTACTTGAAAGAGAAAATGAAGGTTGCTCTATTCCCTCGTTACGAACATTGTCTCCATCCAAAGGAAACGCATCATTTGCTTCTGTGAATACTTGATTGAGCTCGGTACTTGTAAGTTGCTCTCCACGCTTAGGAGGATTGTCATTTGTGATTCTACTCATCGCCAACGTCCTATGAATAAATGTTGCATAGCCAGTAATGTAAACAAACACTTCTGATTTTCAGTATCAGATGAAGATACAGAACGAGCCTGTACAACTGCTGTATTGGGCGCACCTGTTATAGGAAAATCACATACCATGCGAAACGTAACAATCGGATGTGGAACCTTGTATATGTTGCAAACTTCTATCCCATCAAACAACAAACGTATACTGACAGATTTAGGATTACTCGTATAAAAAGTGTTGTTGTATATATGTGAAGAAAACTCCCAGTGCATCATACCATCTTTCATATTAGGTACATCAATCTCATCAACTGTCACCCATCCACCATTGTAAGTATTGTATGATAGTCCTCGAAAATCTCCTAACGTTACACCTGTACTTGTGTCTACAAGTACATCCATATCATCACGTCGAAACAATAACATAGAATGAAATGCTCGATCTTGTACAGCAGCTTTGTCAAACGTATTTACTGGCATCATCGTTCGATCAATACCACCATTAAAAGATGACTTGTACGCATTGTATCCACGATTAAACTCTTTGTAGTCTACAATCGCATTGTCTCTTGGATATGCTTCTGTCCACTTTTTGCTCATAACTTCTTACCTTGTATGACTCGCATACCACTTCCTGTAAAGTCTATGGCATATCCTATCACATGTACATCAGCATTTGTCTCTATCTTCCACTGAAAATGTGAACATGCTTTACTGTGTACATCATATCGTATCGTTGTAATCAAAGGCTCTTCCCAGTAAACACCATCGTCCAACTCTACTTTATCATATACTACCTGGTCTTCAAAGTCTGGCCTTTGTTGTCGAAGTGCTTCTGTCAGCTCTTGACTGTTGTAGTTAAAGTCCATGTAATAATGTAACGAAATGTCTTGATCACCACCTGTTGCAATAAACAAGTACACACTGTGTATCTTCTTCTTTGTAGATGGGTCACCCATATCCAACCATGCACTACGCATAATAGATGTCAATGGTGGATTGTCTGTCAATACATCATCAACAATCGCAGAACCTGCTGCACGTTTACGAGACAATACCATGATTCCATGTTCAGCATCACTGTCGACTGAACCGTCATTCATTCCAAACATAACATCGCCTGTTGCATTCACAATCATCGGTCCTGCTGGGATGTCCTCACGCATTGACCATGTGACTTTGTCTGTATGATATACCAATGCAAGATTATTTATGGGACTACCATCCACAGGAAAATGCACAATATATTCTCTGCGCTTCTTGCTATACACTGCCGAAGCTTTTGCGATTGCATCTTTATTGATTCGTTCAAACGTATCACGCAAATGTGGAGTCACATTCTGTACTGTTGGATTGCTGTAGTCCAAGTTTATATTGATACTGTATATACCATCGTAGCTCAAAAATAATATGCCTTGTCCCTCTACGCCTACGATTGTATTTGTTGCTCGAGTACCTACATACTGCACAAGATTGGTTGCTACAAAGTTAGGATATGAACCTCGTATTATGTCTATGCTGTACTCACGAAATACAAGCATATGATTAAAATATGAAAATAATCCTGTAAGCCCACCACCTTGTCGATGAGACAACGTAATAAAGTTCAGCGCAGCAAACTGGTCCGGCTTGGCTGGATGACTGTAATACAACGTCAAGTCATCATCACGTCCACCATCCACAAACAAACAATCTTTGTAACTTCCCAAGTATCTACATCCTAATGCAGGAAATGGTATAGAATCAAGTTGAGATGGTGCCAAACTTCCTAGTGCTGAATCGGGATGATCATCAATAAAAAAGTCATCCGCATTGTTTGGTATCTCTGCAACAAAATAAAATGTCTCAGGGTCTGCACTACTATCTGCTCCATAGTTCTTTGTGCGATATATACGCCTTGCAATCACATCATTATTGCCTGTAGGTATCTCTATAGCTATTCCATATAATAATGCAGCTGAAGTAGTATTCCAAGTAATCTGATTGCTACTTGTACTTAAAGGAGATTCTGCACCTGCTGTATTTACATATGAAACTTTATATTTATACTTGTTTTCTGTATCTTCTGTTTCTACTCCCAAACCTTTTTGTTTCAAATCATCTTCGGGTAATGTACTCACATTAGCAGTTCTAAACCATACAGATATATTGTTTTGACCACTGGCAGAAGCAGCAGGACTAGTTTCTACACCCCATGCTACAGGAGAAGATGGTGCAGCATCAAATCCCAACGGATACTCTATCAAATAGTTTGCTGTAAGGTAATCTGTAATCGGCCACAGTCTTGCTTTGCTAGGTCTGTCATATCCATTTGCATACAACACGTATCGTCCAAACTGACAATACTGCGTTCCTAACTCAGAAGACCTGGGGAGTGTTCGCCCCTCTGACAGTGCGTTCTTCTTGACTGATCCATGGAAATCATTGAGCTGATACAATGTACCATTCTGTTCAAACAAGATCGAATCTTGTGCGCCTTGATGTCGCTGCACATAAAACATTGTATCCACACGATTCGTCAAAAATGGTAGATAACTGTTCCTTGCAGTTTCATACTTTTCGTATCCCAAACGATTGGTCCATCCACCTGTGTACTGATCAACTTGCCAGTTCACCAGTTCCTGCAACGCATCAATAGGCTGCGGATAGTTCTCTACTATACCTTTGAGTTTGTCTACCTTTGCGTTTGTATCTTTCATGGGATTCTCCGAAGAGGAGTAAACATGGGAACAGTATCAACACCGGACTCTTTCATAAATCCTTTTACAAATCGTCTTGGCTTTTGTGTCAAAAATCTTTGTTCCATCTTCACAAGTTCGTTCTCATACTTTCGTCTGTATATTCCTGCCAATGTAGGATTGTCATGCTTATTTAATACATCCATTAGACAAGCATATGCAAGTATAAGATGGTGTGACTGTGGCAGTTCGGGTGTATCTGTAGCCTCTTGTAATCTTGAAGGTATGTACACATAGCGCACTGAAACTTCAAAGTCCTCATTTTGTCTGGGATACAAACGGAGCTGCTGTCGATAACCCTCAGTATATGGAAAACGTTCATTGTCCAAAACAAACGTACCATCTTCAAACTCAGTCTGAGTAAATGTTACAGTTGTACTACCAGAAGCCCCAGGGTCTTGTTCATCTATTCTGTAAAAACCATCGAATGCAGGAGTATTATCTGCATTGTATATATAAAATCTTCGTGCAAATGGTTTTGTTGTTGGCAACGCTGGAAACGATATTTGTAAAATCTGATCGTCTGCTAGTTCAACTTCTTCTGAAAACTTAGACAGTCCAGATTCAACTTCATACTTCTCTCCATTCTTTTGCCATTTCAAGTATGTTTGTGCTACGCGTACACTTCTTACACCTTGACCTGCTGAAGCAGTAAATGCAGATACATTGGGAGCAGATACAGGTGCTGACAACATAAAGTCATCTTGCATAATCCAATAGTTTGGAATGTTCACTTCATCCAATGGCAAGTTGTAATACTCATCTTCATATCGAGTCAA